CCATGTCTCGGAGGTAGGCTTCGCGTGGTGTCATTCGAACAAACTCCCAGCAACCTCGACAACCTTAACCCTTTCAAGACTCTTGAGATTCTTTACCGCTTGTCGAAAGTAGCTAGGTTTGAGTTCGACACCGATACCACGCCGGCCAAGTTTCACCGCTCCATACACTTCTGACCCAACGCCCATGAATGGGGTTAAGACTACTTCGCCGGGATTCGACCACATTTGGACGCATCGTTGGATCACGTCCAACTGTAGCGGATGCTGGTGCCGCTCGTCGTCCTTGTCTTTGCTTTCCTCGTATGGCAACACGTTATCTAGTCGAATGTCATCCCAAAAAGAACTCGCGTAGTGTCGCCATATCCAATGACTGAATCGGTTCTCCGTCTGCTTGCCGGTCCAACCTTTGTACCGGTGCAGTTCTTCGGGAATCTGTCGCTCTCCGTAGTATTCGTGCAACCCGTCCTCGTGTGTAACCGGTGTCGGATTGACGCCATTCTTGCGGAATATCAAAAGGTAATCAGCTGCCGCGACGTTTACCTGTGTCGCATCTTCGCATACTTGCCGATGTGCAAGAGCCTTCGACATAGTTCGATTGCGAACTGCCAGAGGTTCTTTCCATATGCAAATTCGCGGGACATACTCCCAGCCGAGTTTCTCATGCAACCGGATGATGTCACCGGGGAAGTCTGTGTATCCGCAGATGTTCGCACCTTGCTTTGGAACGTCCATGCAATGAACCACCGACAACCGGCCCGGAATTGTCAGCCTTGTAATCTCGCTGACAATAAACCCGTAGTGCTCAAAAAACTCGTCATACGTTCTCGCGTTTGACAAGTCTCGAACGCTGCTTGAGTAGTTGTACAAACAACCACCGTTTGCCGTTGCGAATGGTGGCGAGTACACCGACAACCCTACTGACTCGCTTGGTAGTGAAGTCAGCACCTCCGCCGAGTCACCATTGAATATCGCGTAGTTATCTGTTTGAACTTGATCTAAGACAGCCATTTTGGAACCTGTACTTTCTCTGGGAAATAATCGCTCGTAGTTAAGTGCATCGCGTCCCGCATGTGAGCGACCAACTCGCGGAACATCGTGTTGACTTGTACCTGTTTTCGCTTGAGGTTTTGCAATACCCCAAATTGTCCTTCGGATATCACAATGCCTACGTCTACAGGTTTCGTCTGCCCAAACCTCCAACATCGTCGAATTGCTTGATAGTACTGTTCAAAGCTATGACTAGGGAAAATCACAACGTTCGAACAGTTCTGGAAATTCAGCCCCCAAGCTCCGATCTTAGGCTTGATGATAAGGTTCTGTATTTCCTTATTGGCAAACCCAATTAACGCCGCTTCCTTTTCATCGTCAGACATTCCACCGTGCACCTCGACGCTATTGTTGATGGCCCTTGATAGTGCCTTACCTTCATCGTTTAACTCACACCATAGAATACTTTGATCTGTGCGGCCGTTGACCAATGACGCCGCAAAGTCAACTCTCTCTGGTATTGTTCTACGTCGCTCCTCGCGTTCCTCTTGCATGTCCGTTGCTGCTAGATCAAATAAAAAGCCGTCTCGCTTTGTCTTGGATTCGACGCAATACTCGCGTTCGTTCAATGGAGGCAACTCAAACCTTGATCCGTCAAACCCTAAATCCGATGGCGTTTGAATTGACCGTGCCCAACTACAAGCCCAAGCCCAAAACGGACCTTGAGCATGTCCACGAAAACGATACTTAGTTCTGCCCCAACCGTGATGATCCTTCGATGTTTCCTGTTTGAAGAACGTCGTTATCATGTCACGAAATCCAAGTAAACCAAGTGCCTCGCTCGTTGTTCCGAGTTCCCAGAAGTCATTCGGTGCCGCTGTTGCCGTACACATTAAACGATAAGGAACGGTTCGCATAAACTCGACTACAACATCTTTTCGCTGACTCTTAAAGTCCTTAATCGCTGAGGACTCGTCGCAAATCACGCCCGCAAACATTGACGTATCGTACTTATCTAGCTGTTCGTAGTTCGTTACCCAAACGCATTTTGTTGAATCCATGCGTCCGTCTTTTGTTCGCTTCGCATCGATGCCGAACTTCCCAGCCTCAATGACTGTTTGTGCACCGACTGCCAGCGGAGTTACGATTAAAACAGGTTTATTCTCACGCTCTATCACCTGCTGTGCAAAAGCCAATTGCATCGCAGTCTTGCCCATTCCGCAATCAGCAAAGATAGCCGCCCGCCCTTTTCGCAATGCCCAGTCAACTAGATAGGCTTGGAAGTCGAACAGGAACCCAGGCAGGTTACTTGGAGAGAATCCAGCCTCATGTTTGAACTGTGACTTATTCTTGATAAACTCGCTATACTTCATTCTTGCCAATCCTTAATTATCTGCTCGCCACACAACGCCGCTTTGAGTTTCGCAATCGCCTTCGCCTCAATCTGCCGGACCCGCTCCTTGGATATCCCCAAGTAATCCGCGATTGATTGGTACGAGGTCAAATTATGGTCATCGTGTTTGTGTACTAGGTTAGCCCAACCACGTTGACGCCAACTTTCCATCGCCCGTTTTTCACCACGCCGGAACGTTCTTGTCTCACCGTCGCACCGTGTAATGGTTACTGTCTCATTCATACAAACTCCAACGTAAACACGTCTTTGAACAATTCCTTGAGTTTGGCTTCACGTTCATCTTGATTCAAATACGGATGATCGTTAATCGTGATAGCATAATCTTGCGTGTCCGCGTCCACCCCAACCACCGCCAACTGGCCCCGGTCTAATACCTGATCGCCAAGCATATCATCCACTTCAACTCCGAACGCTTCACCGATCAGCCCCATGATACAGCCGCAACCAGTGATATTAATCAGTTGAAACCGCTGCCCCTCGCCACTTGTCGGTGTCCGCCATCGTTCCCGTTCAATCTTTATCGTCCGCATAATCGTTTCTCCTGTACCTTGATCCGTGCCTTGTAACCGTCTCTCATGTCTGCCAGTTGTTCCCGCGTGTACTTGTGCTGGCCGTGTCGGAGTGCTTGTAGTGAATCAAGAACCGACTGCCCGTACGTTTTGAGAATAAACGCAGCGTATACGTCCAGCCTTCCGCCTAGTTTGGCGTTGCAGTGCTTGCATTGTGGGTGGATATTTTCCTCGACGAATACATATGCCGGACGACGACCGGGAATAAAATGTCCAGCGTCCATTTCCTTGTAATGGTCCCGCTTGCCACAGGTCACACAAACGCAAACACCGTTGTCATCCGCCGCTTCCATTCTGATAGCTTTTTGCAAGTCCTTGGCAACTTCATTGACAAATCGCCCGATCTGCCATTGCTTGCATAATCGCAATTCACTTCGTGGAATTCGTCGTCTCACGAAACGCCCTTTACTCTCAGGCAGTTCACCGTCTTACCCTTTAGTTTTGTCGTCGTCACAAACAAAGCAAACTTCTTTCCAACCCACTGTGAAGGCTTTGAACCATACAGTTCCGCGATTGTGTCAGCGTTCGTCCGATTCAAAACAAGCTGGCGACTTGCACCCTTAACCGTCACTACCGGACCCCACTTCTTTGCACCGCCGCGTAAAGTCAGCTCGACACGTTCAACCTTTTCAATTGTGCAGGTAATCTCCGTCTTACCTTCTCTATCGAGTATCTCTTGAACGTGAAACCATCGCAGGTACTTGCTATCAAACAATGCTTCGTATTCGTCAATCATTCAACCGACTCCCAATCTAAGCCGTCGTCTTCCGTTTCAACTTCCCACGGATTCACCACCATGCTTTGCTCGTATCCGTCTGACCAATCGCCAGATTCCATCCTGAACTTTAGATCACGCATCTTGGCGTTTCGGTAGTCCCGTGCAATCTCCGCCGATCGTGAATCGTACCAACGCATCTGGACTCGATAGGGCTTGACCGTTTCAATCACCACCCACCGCCACACAATAGGCCGGTCGTAGAGTTTCTTGAGTCCAATCGAATAGTGGGCCTCCTGCAACCAGTAGCGTAGATTCCTTGCCGTGCGGTTAAATGCGTTCGGCGGGAATTGTGCTGTGCACTTGATATCGTACACATAGACCGCATCATCAGAGATATAGAAGCAGTCCACCAGCGACCGACACGGAAGGATATCTTCCCACTTGATAAACTTCTCTCGGTAGACCTGATCGTTCTGGATGATCGACAGCCATTCCCTAAGAAAGCTGTTTGTCACCGCCTGTAGACATTCGTGGATATGGTCCGCGTTTTTCACACACACGACGCCAGGATTATCTTCGCGGAATTGTGCCGCCGGTTTTCCGTTCAATGATCCGTCAGATTTAAGACACGACTCAGGATAGACCGCGATGATCTCGTCAAGACGTTTGTCCTCCAATAGTACCGCGTGAAGGATCGTCCCGAGTTCCATTGCCTTCGTCGGTGCTTTCGGTTGCATCGTCCGCAGGTTGTAAATCTCGTTGTAGATCGCCGGTGACTCGCAGAACTGCTGTAGCATCGTCTTGGAGATCCTGCTGTAGTCGTTGTGGTAGGTCATTGTTTGCCCCTCGCCACGAGCATTGCATCAGCGTAGAGATATGCAATCTTAGCCACTACTTCAAATGACCTGGAAACATCCTCTGCGTTTGCACACATACCAGCCAGCGCTTGCCCTGCAAACCAATCACGCAATGACATGCCGCTTGATGCCGGAATTAACACTTGTTTACGCAAACGATCTGTTTCGAGTTCTGTCTCGTAGAAGTCATCGTGCGGAAACGCTGGTCCACCGTCTTGTGTCTTACTCATTCGTCACCACCAATTCGAAAGCAGCACTTGTCCCAAGGGATAGTTACTGGCGGAAGCATTGACTCATTAATCAAACGAATCTCCTGAACTGATCCACCACTAATCCAATCGTATGCGGTTTTACTTGGCTTGATTTTGTGCCACCAAACAATACCGTTATGCATATCATTTCC